ATGATTGAACCAACTACGCCAGAGGAGGCGCGCGCCAATCTCGGCCGCCGTGCCAACGAGCGCGGGATTTGCCTCGCCGAATTGTCTGCGATGCTCAGCCGTCACGCGGGCTACCTACGGCAATACGTCGAACACGGCAGCCCGGAGATGCTGCATGAAGACGATCGGCTCTGCCTGGCCCAGCTGCTGATGATCGACGAGCGGGAGCTAGGCGCGCGCGATCCGTGGATGCCGACGCACTAGGGCGTTCATCCGTCTAGGCAGCTGATCCTCCCGGCAAACGGATAATTCCTTCAAAAGATCAGCGGGTTGACCCCGGTAACCATTTCTTTACGATTGATGCTGCAATGCACAATTGCCGTAATAGATAGCCGGGAGAATGATCATGGTTCGGAAGTACCTCGCCGCCGTTGCCGCCACCGCGCTCGTTGCGGCGCCTGTCGCCGCCGCTCCGGTCAACCCGGCAGCCAGCCTGTCGGTCGCCAAGTCCGTTCGCGCTGGTTCGGCTTCGGCGAAGAAGAGCGAGCTTGCCGGTGGTGGCATCATTATCGCTCTCGTTGCCGCCGCGGCGGTCGTCGCCGGCATCGTCATCGTTGCTGACGACGACGACAGCGACAGCAACTAATACCGTTGGCCTGACGTACCCCTCTCATCGTCCGCCAGGTCAAATGGAGCACTCCGGTGCTCGCAAAGGGGGCTTCGGCCCCCTTTGTTATGTCTGCGTCTCTTCCGACGAGGCGCCTGACCGGCGCAGCTGGCGAATGCCATTGCTCGACAGCATCTTTGGTTAATGCTCCGCGCGATGGACTGCCGCTATGCGTGGCCCGTGAGGAAGTGGCACCCCATCTACACGGCGCCTGAAGGGGTGCGCGTGGTCACGAAAATTGATGACGCGAACGGCGTCCGCAACGAAACCATTCTCGTCCGCCAAGGGCAGGCGTGGTTCACGCCTAACCCGGCCGGCGTGCCCGTCGGCTATCAGCCCACGCACGGGAGCATAAGCTAAGCCGATGATTTGCGGCTGGGCTATATGGCGGCTAGCGCGTCCGCGTGCATGTAGAGCTTAGAGTCTTTCTCGCGTTTGCCGCGGCGTTCGTGCTTTCCGTATTACTCCTCGGCTGGGTATTTCGCGGGTACGACGAGAACTAGTCCGTAGTGTCGGACCAAGCACCCGACCGACGCAGCTGACGGATGATCCCGTGGAACGAAGCCGTCATGGACTGCGCCCGGCCGATATCGTGCGTACCTTGTCCGCCCTCCCAGAACTGGACCAGCGGCCAGCGCTCGGGGCAGTGCGGCCAGAGGCATCGCAGCGCGAGGCGGACCGGTGCCGCGGCAGGATCAATCCGGTCACCCGACGCCATCGCCGCGCGCAGGATCTGCACCGATAGCTCGACCGTGATTCGCTGCTGGCGACGCATTCGGCTATGGAACGTAACAGGAACAACAACGCAAGCGATTCACCATGCCCCGCTGCCGCCTATGCACCAGCAACGACATCAACGCCGTCAACGAGCACCTCGCGGAGAAGCTTTGGGATAGCCGGATCGGGAACCTCGAAGGTCCGATCCCCTGGAGTGAGGCAGGCGCGACGTGGCAGGCCGCGTTCCGCGAGCTTGCCGTTGCCGCTCGGCAGGCACTGCAACAGGCCTAGATCAATAGCCCATGTGCGCGACGGCGTGCCGAATCGGGCGCACACCGCGCCATGCTCGACGGGTCAGAACCCTCATCGGACATGCAACCTTGGAGCCCGCCCATCAGCCCCCTGTGCGGGTGGGCTCCTTTTTCAACATTGGCATATCGAAGTCGACGTTGCGGACGCGAGCTCGTCAACCAGGCGTTGCCCTCTCGATATCCCAGTGCGCTATGCGCTTGCTCAAAAACCGCAAGTCCTTGCAAATCCTCGCTAAAATAGATTAGCCATGGCTTCTAAGGGGAGGTCGACGTTGCCGCGGATACTATCGGTTCCCGACGGGAAAGTGCGCGTCGTGAGCACAACCACTACGCTCAAGTTGGCCGAAAAAATGCTTGCAGCGTCCCGTGTCGTATCGTCACACTTGCCAGCGGGCTTTTCACCGCCGACGCCGATGAACCTTTTGTTGGAGCTGTTCATCGCGGAAGAAAACGCTCTGTATCCTGGCGCAGCCGATCTTGGCAGACATGACGGGATGAGCCCGCGCCTAGTTGATCGCTGGTTGATTGCGTTGCTTCACGAAGGACTTATCGAAAAAAACAATGAAGCGGTAGCTCTTACAGACCAAGGCTTCAATGCAGTGGTAAGGGTTCTTGAAGCGATGTTCAACGCACAGCGACTGCTAGATTGATGCAGTAGAAATGACATCATCGAGGCGGTCGAGGGCGGCTGCAATATACGCCGCTGCCGGAACATCGCATTTATCAGCTTCGGCCAAGGCCTCGACGAGGAGGGCGCGAAGCCGGACCATGTCACAAGCGGCAGAAATCGGCTGATTCATTCGTCCGTAGTAATCGTATATCTGAGTCTCGCAAGCTGCACTTTTACCCGCAAAGAAGTGGCTAGATAGCTCTTCGCATCTGGCGCGTTCCGTACCGGCACAGCAGCGGGGCGCCGGCTTCGCAGCGGGTGAGCCAAGGCAGACGGGTCTCCCGAAGTTTTCGGTCGCCATTCGCAAAGCTTACATAAGCGCTGGTGCCTAGGACGTAGAACAGGAGGCGCTCACCGCTCGGGCGGTCGACCAGCACGCGCCGCGCCGCCCGGTTGGTGTTGGGGACGGTGCCGGCGCCGATATGGACGACCCGGCCGGTGCCGCTCACCGGACGCCGAAGAGCGTGAGGATCTTCCGGGCAACTGTGCCGGCGCGCGCTGAGGCCACGTCGTTATAGATCGCTTGGACGAGTCCGCGCGCGATGTCCTCGATGTCGCCGGCCGCAGTCTCCAGCCCCTTCCCCTTCATCAGTGCGATGAGCGCGGGGATGGTGCGGCCGAGCACGACGTCGAGTTTTTGCTGACCGGACAGGCTGTCGTTGGAGATGGTCAGGATGTTGTCGCGGACCGTCTTGGCGATCGGCAGCGTCATGAGGAGGGCGACGGCCTCCAGCGTCTCGGTGAGCATGATCTCGACCACCTCCTGGGCGGCGGGCGATCGGAAGAGCTTCTTGAAGAACGACTTGATGGACACGGGGTGCCTCCTTGCGTGAACCTGTGGTGACGGGATGGTTCAGCCGGCAGCGCGCCGCCCCGGGGTAGAAGGGCGGCATGGTACGGCTGGCGAAATGGATGGTGGCGCTGTGGCGGCGCTTCAGGCGCGCGGCGCGGGAGGAAGAACAGGCCCCCATCCGCCCAGCGAAAGCCCGTCCTGGAAAACCGCGGCGATCGCCGAGATCTGGGCGGCGCGGTCGGTCCCGTTGATGATCCGGCGCGCCGCGGTGAACTGCGCGGGCGTGGCGGGCCCCGACGGGGGCAGGTAGCTGGCCAGGCGCTTGCCGGTGAACCAGCCCTCAAGCATCCCCTCGACCATGATCCGCGCCGAGATGGCGGGGTCGAGGGCGAGGTCGTAATTGCCGATCAGCGCGCCTTTGAGGCCGAGCTCCACGTCTGCCTTATCGTAATTGTCCGCCCAGGACAGCTGGACGTCGCCGCGACCGTAAGGGATCTGGCCTCCGTGCCTGCCGGGCACGCCGTATGGCCTGCCCTTGCCGCGGCCCATCTCGCGGACCGGGAGCATCGTCTGCGCCGTCTCCCAGAATGACGTCGCCAACCCGTAGGCGACATATGCGATCGGGCAGCCAGCCGCGCCGAATGCGTTGAGCTTGCACTGGATGCCAGCCAACTGCGCCGCGCTGATCGTGCCATTCGCGAATTGGGGCCGAACGCGGTCGAAGAAAGCCTTCGGGCGCGCCAGCGCGCGCGGCGCCGCGATCGCCGGCGCAGGTGCCGTCGTCATCGGATAATCCTCTCACAGATAGTCGGGATGCCGGTTGGACCGCGGCGCACGCGAAGCGCAGAAGAGCGCGACCGTACTCCCGCTACGGTGGCATCTCCCCTGGTGCCGCGTGCTCCGCTCTGTCCTCCCCCCAGTCGGCAGGGCGGGGCGCGCTACGCCTCCGGCTTGCTCGGTGGCGCCTTGGGCGGCTGGAACAGGTCGCTCCCGCGCTTCACCCACGCGAGGCACGCGCTGATGATCAGCACGCCGGCCGATCCGAGCCCGGTCCCGTAGACCAATGCCCAGAACGGCTCGGGCCGCAGCCGGATGATCATGCCGGCGGTGAACAGCAGGGTGAGCACCGACACCGGAAGGTCGACGTTCCAGCGGTGATCCTTCCGGGCCTCCTGGCTGACGTAGAACCGCACAGCGAGGCAGGCGCACAGGCCCGCGATCATGCTGCCCGCCTCGAACGGGTAGCCGACGAAGTGCCAGACGACGGGAATGGACTCGGTCACGGTAGCAGCCTTGTCCTTTGCGAGAGCAGCCGCGGCCGCGGGGAGGACGGCGCCGACCGTCGCGATCGACCGCCACATCATCGCGTGGAAACCACGCCTATCGCCGCGATCAGGCTGAGGAGGAAGATGCAGCTCGGGCGCTTCAGCTGGTGCCGGGACGCCCAGAGGCGCGTCGGGAGCGGCTCCCTCTTGAGGTGCTCCGCCATGGTGCGGCCGGAAATCTCGAATAGGCCAAGGGCGAGCAGGCCGAGCGTAAAGGCAATCGGATCTGTGAAACGCTGGAAGGTGAGGAGCCAGCCGGTCGCATGCGCTTGCTGCGGGTCCCAGCCCCACAGCACCATGGCGGCCGGACCAAACCGGATCGCCATGGCAAGGGCGACGGCTCCGCCGAACCCCCGCCAGACGGTCACCGGGTGCCAGAGCTTGTCCTCGTCTCGGTGCCGCCAGATGTCGCGCGCCATCTTGAGGGCGAGCATCAGCGAAATGCCGAACCCCGCTGTGAAGCCCGCGAGGTTGAGGACGACAAGCCACCCATGTCCGTCAAACGACGGTGGCGCGACCGTCATTGGGCCGCGCGCGACCGACTGAGCCGCGAAGCTGCTGTTGCTCATCAAGGAACCCTTCTTGGGAGTTACGGTTTGGGCGGCTGTCGTTCAGGAGCATGAGAATGCAGAGCCACCTCTCGAAAGCCTCGGGGTCGCGTCATTCGCGTGTCTCGCACTTTGCGACACTGGCGGTGGTGCTCACCCCGGTGTGGTTAAGCTTGGCGGCCGCGACCGGATTGATCTGAAAAGGATCTCCGGCCGAGACGATTAACCGCCGTTCAAACCCGTGACGGCGCCATCCAGAATGTACATGACCGCCCCGAGGTTTATCCGCTTGAAGGCGCCGCGTTCCCAGATCAGGAACCCCTTGTAGATCAGCAGGTCAGCGCCTGCGGCGTCGCCTACGCTGACGCAGTGAAACCGCTCATAGGTGGCATTGGCGAAGGCGGGAGGCAGCTGCGCGATCGTCCGTTCAGCGTCTGTTGCGGGGGCGGTGGCTCGGCTAACTTCTCCGACGAGCTTCACGTATCCAGCTGGGGCGTTACGATCGACGGCGAACTGCACGTCCTTCGTCCAGCCGTTCATCAGCGCGGCGTCCAGGGGCACCGCAGCGCGCGCTGCGGGAGCCAGTTCGGCAATCCGCTGCGTCGAGAGCATGGCCACACTCTCGACAGCGGCAGCCCGATGGTTCGCGTCGGACAGTGGAACCAAGAAGAAGTGGCGCATGGTCGCGCCATGGGTATCCACGAGTTGCGGAGCAGAGAATGGGCCGTCCGGTGACGGCGCCGTCGTCATGAAGACCCGGCTGATCGAGTTGGCATCGACCATCAGGTAGAACAGGCCATTGAGCCAACCATGCGTCGGACCCTCGACACTGTCTCCGCCCAGCGCTGCGGCAGCCGCCTTCAGCCCCAGATAGTCGCCGCTGTTCGCGTTCGTCCAACCGCCAGGGTCGGGATAGGACATGCTTGTGAAGCGCTCGATATACTTCGCGCCCGCATCCTCCTTCTTGACGAAGAAGCTGTATTTCCCCGTCGCCCCATCGAAGGCCGTCTGAGCATCGATGTAGTTACCGGTGATGCCGAACGAGACCGGCGCTTTCGACGCGCTTAACTCAGCATTGGTGAATTCGACGAAAGCCATGTGACGCGGCGCAGTGTCCTGCGCGTAGTCGGCGAGTGCGACTTCAAGATAGAGGACGCCAGTGACGGGGTGGCGGAACCAGCTGGGTGCCCAAGCAACCGCGCCGCACTCGATGCTCGGCAGCGCGCTCCACGGACCCGCAGGCGACGGCGCGACTGCGCGGATGATCTTGGTCGAGTTGTACCCGAAGGTTGCAGCAAGGTGCCATTTGCCGTCGTCGTTGAGGATGATCGACGGGTCGCGCATCTCGCCAGGCGAGTAGATCGCTCCGCCATTGAGACGGTACATGTTCTTGCCGTCGGAGGTGTAGAAGAGGTCGAGGAATGCCAGGTCGTTGTCGCCGCGGAACGATGCAGCGAGGAAACCCTGGCTTCCGAACGTCGACGCGTCGCTGCTGCGCGGAATGTCGAGCTTCAGCACTGGCGCGCCCGCCTCGATGCGGTACTCGGTGTAGCGGCCCTTGTTGCTCTCATCGATCCAGACACGGGCGACCGTGCCGTTCGGGAGGTTTGCCGCGACAAGCGCTGCCTTCGTGTCGAAGAACTTGGTGGCAGCTGCACCGGACACGTCGGCCGCAGCCTGCGACCGGTTGGCTTCGCTGTTCGCCAGTGCCATGCTTTGCGCAGCTTGCCCCGCAGCAAGCTGCGCATCGTTGGCGATCGTCGCCACGATGTCGGCGCCATCGATCGTGATCTCTGCGACGCTGTCCGCGGCGATGGTAAGCGTCGCTCCTCCCGACGTCCCGCCACCGGCTGCTGCCGCGCCACAAGCCATGGAACGGCTGACTGGAGCATTATCGCTGCCAATAGCGTGAGCGAGGACGGTGAACGCGCCCACGAGCCGGGTCTTGCCGGCAATCGACAAGGCGTATCGCAAGGTGGTGGAGTCACCCATCTCGCCCGCATACGGCAGCGCCTGACGGCTGGACTTGTTGAACCGCATGCGGACGTCGCTGACCGTCACGCCCCCATCATAGCTGACCCCCGCCACGCGCAGTCCTTCAGCGTTGCCGTTGACGACCTTGCCCAGGCTCATCAGCGGTGCGCCGGGTGTGTCCTCGATGAGCCGCACCTCCATCAGCATGTCGATGACGCTGGCGTCGAGCCCGCGTATGCGAAGCGGGACTTCGCATACGTCATCATTGCGCCAGACCGACAGGTCCAGACGGGCGGTAGTGTCCATCGATGTCTCCGAGGGGTCAGGTGTTGAGGGGCAGCAGCTTGCGGCTAACCCAGCGAACGATCATTCGAGGTTCGGCTGATCCATCTTGATGTTGTGGCTCAGGATGCCGTTCGTGACGTAGGTGTGAGCGCCGGTGACGGTAATCTTGACTATCGCCAGCGTACCCGCGACCTTCGCCGCGCCGGGCAGGTCGCGGATCATCACCCACTGGCCGACGTAAACCCGGTGATCGCCGGTTGCGCGTAGATCCTTGCCGTCGACCGTCGCCTTCCAGACGTCGTCGCTGTCGGCGATCTCGACCGCCTCGACGGGGTAGAAGCCCCAGCGCAGGGTCTCCTCGTGACGCGTCCGGACGCGGTCACCCACCACGATCTCTCCGGCTGGCTTCTCAGTCATGTCGGCCATCAGGATCGGCGTGTCGGTCGTCGGGCAGCGTCCGCCTGGCGGCGTCGCCCCGCCGCCGCCCGAGGGCGGCGAGCCAGCGGTCGGGATGATCGCATAGCCGATGTAATGGCGGCCGGGGTGATCCGGCGACGCGCGGGCGTTGATGTCGTCGGGGTCCAGCACATAGGCGACTGCGCCCCCGACCCGGTCGGAATCGTCGTACCCGATCGCGCGGAAGTCGCCGGCAGCAAGGCCGCTTGCGATGGTCGTGCCGGTGACGTTCACGTCCGCGTGCCCGTCCGTGTAGCGGCGGACATGGTTGCTGATCGTGATCGCCCCATCCGCTGCGGCGGTGATCGACAGGCCGATCGGGAACGACGTGGCGATTGCCAGCTGCAGCGACGACGTGTTTTCGATCGGGTAACTGGGCGGCACGGATAGATCAGGCGTTGGCGGGGCGGCGCCAGCCTTGCCGAGGCAGAAAGCGTGCTTGGCGAAGGTCTCGGAGCGACAGGTCAGGGTGACCGTCATGTTGCTGCCCTCGATCTCGCGATTGCGGACAACGACATCGCGCGCGAGGGCCGCGTCTGGAATGTTGACGGTCAGGCAGTCGCCGGGGCGGTAGCCGATCGCATAGACCTTGCTCCGCAGGACGATGCCGTCGAGCTCGCGACCGTTCCAGATTTCGTACAGCCCCAGTTGCGCGCCCTGGTCGACCTGCTGCACCAGCGGGAAGGTGATCTCGCTCGGTCGGCTGCCGCCATCGGCCGCGACATAGTCGGGGATGGCGATCGCATCCAAGGGCACCTCTTCCCAGCCGTGGCTTTCGAGATGCACGCGGGCGATGACGGTGTTGCGGCGCTGGCGGCGTGAGGCGGTGCCCGGCACGTCCACGTCGCCGGTGATGTCATTCGATGTGATCGTGCCGATCGACACCCGCGGCGCGTTGAAGCTGCACGACAGCTGCGCCCCCACCGGGAACACCTCGCCGCCGCCAGCTTGGGCAATCATCTTAAGAATGTCCCAGCTGTTGTCGCTGGTGGTGTAGACGATGCCGCCCACCTTCCAGTTGTTCGCGTCGCAGACGTTCGCCCAGTCGACGAACGGAGCCATGTCGATGCCGTCGGCTCCGATCCCGCCGCCGGCGATCAGCACGCCGTTCTGATAGCGGCCGAACGCCCAGGTGATCGCATGCAGGGCCGGGTTTTCCGACCAGACGTAGGTCGACTCCTGTCCAAGGCGGCACGCGCCCGAGCCGCCACCGCTGTAGGTGCTGTCGAGGCGGGGATCGTAGACATAGACGCCTTCAACGATGCGGCCGCGCTGCGGCACGCCGTTCGGATAGATCTTGCCCTTGTCGTCGAACTTCAGCGTCCACAGGTCGGCGGCCAGCCCCGATAGGAGGCTTGTCGACCCCCAGCCGGCGAACGCGCCCTGCGGCCCCGCCATTGCGCGCGTCTCCGGGCAAGCGCCCAGCTGCTGGTCGAGCCACATGTACCCGGCGTAGCTGCCACCGATCGCCGTGCCGTTGAGGCTGGTCGCCACCTTGTTGATCAGCAACGGGCCAAGGCCGCGGACCGGGCCGATGCTGTGGACGGTCACCCAGGATTCGAGGCTGTTCTTGGAGCCGTAATACTGACGATGCACGACGTTGCCGCCGCTGTACGTTCGCCCAATCGCGACCGGCATGCCGGCGTCCTTGTCGATCTTGAACTGCGTGGCGTTGCCGCCGACCGTACCCTTTGGGGTCGCTGCCGATGCAGCAAACGAAAGCACAGCGGCGGCTGTAGAAGCCGCGGTGGCAATGGTGCTGATCGATACCCCCGCGACGCCGACGTACGCTGCCGCCGTCGCTCCAATGGCCAAACCAACGCCTGTCGCGGCAAGCGCGACGGCGCCTACAACAAAAGCTGCGGTGCGGAGAGTTTTCGCCATGCCGCCCTTACACTCTCCACGCAGCGATAAATTGGACTGGCTGAAGGATTTCGGCCGAGCTGACATCCTCATGAAAGCCGAGCACCCGACCGTTTCCGACGGCGATCGTCAGCGCACCGTCAAGGGGCGCCTCGCCAGGGATCATCACAATGTCGGCGACGCGCGCCGCGGCGGGGGCGATCCGCTCCAGCCCCAGCGAATCCAAGGCGCCGGCCAAGCTGTCATGCCCTACTCGCTTAAGCGCCAGCATGGCACCGGCGGCCGTGGTATAGCTGCCAGCCTTCCCGAGTTGCGGGCGATGTCCCATCTTGCGGAGGACGAACGCGGCCATGCGGACGCAGTCGTTCTTGCCCAGCTGCCACGGCTGACCCTTGAACCGGTCGACCGCCGCCTGCGCCGCCTGCTGGCGCCGGATCATCTCGATCATAGCCCCATCGCTCCCAGGAAGCTCGCGCGCGTGCTGCCGCTGATCACAGACACCGCCGATGGCGGCTTTTCCACGCCCCAATAGCTGGTGCGCTCGATGCCGGTCATGTTGGCCAGCCCGGCTTCGCCCGGCCACACCAGCTTGTGCCAGGCGTCAGACAGGCGCGCGCCGATCTCCTGATCGTGGAACGGCTCGAGCGCGGAGGTGCAGCGCCATTCGACCGACCTAGTGCCCTTGCCGACCCGCAGCCGCGGGACGTCGAGCTCGCCGGCGAATAGCTGCAGCGGATCCGGGATGATCTGCCCGGTCGCCCGGTCGACGACCGCCAGCCAGCCCCGCACCTTGCCGCCCTGGGCCGTCGCCGATGCCAAGGCCGCCGCGGCAATGCTGCTGGGCGGTACGAAGGTCAGATCCCAGTCCGGGGCTTCATCGCCGACGCCGTCCTTCAGCGTGCCCGCGGCGACCAGCGAGCCGAACATATCGTCGCTGCCGGTGAATAGCTTGTCGCCCCACGGCACCTCGCCGGCGCCAACCAAGTGGCGCATGGTATAACCGGAGAGGACCACCTCGACGAGCGGGGCAAGCGGGTGCTGTCCCGACCGTAGCGCAGCCGACGCCTGAGGGGTGAGGCGGAAGGTCACTTTCGCTCCTGGATGGAGAAGGACAGCGGCTTGGTGCGGTTGCGCTCGAACCCGGCGCCCTTGTCGAAGCCGACCAGCTGCCCCTCGATCATCGGATCATCAAAGTGGCAGACGTCGCCATCGGTGGTGACGAAGCGAAGCATGGGCCAGATCGGCAGCGCCACCTTGCCGTTCGCATCGGCCATCGCACGACCGCGGACCATGTGGACGTAGTGGACGCCCCCGTGAACGATGCTGAAGAAGCGGCGCACGAACTCAGTCTGCCGATAGGCACCGCGAAGGTTGATGGTCGATCCCGTCTGCCCGGCGCCATCTGCGACGATCCCGCTGCCGATCGGCCGCGGTGCGTTGGGCAGCCGAAGTTGCATGCGCGCATCCGCAGTCGTCGCCTCCATCAGCAAGCCGATCAGGTCCCGGCTTTCGGCGTCCTGCCGCAGCTGCGTCGTGCTGACGTCGACGGCAAAGCGATCGCCCATCCGCGAGATTTGCAGATCCTCGCCGCCGAGCACCCCCTCCTGATTGGACGAGAACAGCCGGGGCCGGATCGTCAGGTCTGCGATCCGAGTCCAGGGGATGAACACGCTCAACGGAAGCGCCCGAGACGCCGCGCCGCGCTGCGCGTGCCCTCCGCCTGGCTCATTGCTGCGCCGCCTGCCGCGCCCTGCATCGCTGCGCCCGCATCGCCGGCGTTGATCCGCTCCCAGAACTCAGGCGTCATGAGATTCCCTGAGAAGTGGTTGTGCGTAACTGAGGGCGAGGGATTGTCGTTGGCGAACAGCTGCCGCGTCTCCTGCGCCGTGGTTACGCGCGACCCGCGAGGCATGCTGACGATCTCGGGCCCGTTCTCGCCGACCAGCGACATGCCGCCTGGCCAATATTCGGTGCCGGCTGCGTTCGTGCCTGGCTTGAACAGCTTCCCGATGTTGCCGATTGCCGAGGACAACGTCGGCAGCGCCTTGTCGCCGTTGATGAGGTTCTTCAGCGGGTTGAGCAGGGCGAGGGTGATGAACTCGTTCTTGAGGCTGCTCAGGATCGTCTTGCCGGCGTTCCCCCAGCTGGACCACGTATCCTCGCTGAGCACGGTGCTGACGAAGTCGGAGCCATACCCGCGGAGTTCGTCGAGCGCCGTCGTGACGACCTTGACCTTCGCTTCATCCTGCTCGGCCATCTGATCGACCCGATTGCCGATGTTGCGCCGGGCACCCTCGACCGCGTCAGCCATGGGATCGTCGGTGCCAAACAGCTTCTTGAAGGTCTCGTAGCTCTCGTCGGCCATGCGCTTGGCCTCAGCGTGATACGCCGCCATGCGCAGGCCGTTGCCCTGGTCGACCGTCAGCTTGCCCTCGCCGACCAGCGTATCGATCTTGGCCAGTGATTCGGCATAGGCATCAGCCGCTGCGCGCGCGGGATCAAAGGCCCCGACCACCTCGCGCAGGTCGGCGTTGAGCTTGTCGTTGGCCTCCTCCGCGTCGTGCGCCGCTTCCTTCGCGCGCTTGGCGGCGTCCTTGAACTCGTCGAGGGCCATTTTGCCCTTCGTCCACGCGACGTGGAAATGGTCGCTGTGGCCCTTGTCGCCAGGGCCGAGGAGTTCGACGATGTCGATGCCGCGCGATTCGAAGATCTTGCGGACATCGGCCTTAGTCATCGACTGCATGCCGCCGGACGGGACGAAATCGACCGCCTGGTTGCGATAGTGGTAGCTGTTCGCGACGTGCTTGCCGCCGGTGGTACTGGTGACGTGAACGCCGGGCAGCGCGCCGCGCAACATGCTGGCCACCGAGTTGGCCGTCAGCGTTTCCTGATCACGCTTCGTGGAGTTGGCAGCTTTCTGCCGATCCTGCTCGGCTTTGATGGCGGCCTGCCTGTTGCGTTCAATCGCGTCGAACTCAGCCTTTGAGGCCGCTCCAACGGCTTCGCCCCTCGCGACTGCTGCGGCCTTACTCGCCTTCAGCTTCTCGATTTGGTCGCCGTATAGTCTGTTGATGCGGGCGATTGGATCAGTTGCCAGCCGCGCCGCTTCTTTGCCCTGCTCCGCAGCGAGTGCGATGCGGGACTGGCCGAGCGCGGCCTCGGCCTTGGCGACGGCCGCGCTCTGCGCGGTGAGCGCCTGGTCAATCGCGTCGACCTCGGCCTGCTTGCTCGCAATCCCCATCGTCGCGACATCGCCGCGCTCTCCGCCCATGCGTGAGGCCCGAATTTCGGCCTGTAGCATCGCACGGGCATCTTCGAGCCGTGCGCGGGTCTTCGCTCGGATGGACAGCTCTTCGGCCAGATTGGCGCGAGCGTTGATATTATTCTGCTCGGCAGCCGTGCGCTGTGTTGCCAGCGAGGTTTGCACCGCCGCGGTGTTCTCGCGGATCGCTGCGGCGACACCCTCCGCCGACTTGGCAAACGCAAGCTGTGCCTGGCGGTTGACCTCGGTAGCCTCCGCATCCTTTTTCAGCTTGTCGACGGCATCATCGAGCGCGTTGTTGCTCTCGAACAGCTTGGCGATGAAGGGGGTGAGGAGCGATATCCCGACCAGTAGGGCAGCCCCCCACGGGCCCGTCATGAACCCCGCAACGGCGCCCAGCTTGCCGGTCATGCCCTCCGCCTTCTCGGCGACGCCCGTAACTTGCTCACCGAAGCCGGCGATGTCGGGCGCGGAGTCCTCGGACGCGCTTGCCGCCGCCTCTACACCCTTGCCCGCCGCGGCACCGCCGGATGCGATCAGCCCGAGGGCCTGGAACAGCTGACCAGACTGCTGCGCGAAGATCTGCATCGGGGGCGTACCCGACGAAAACTGCGTGGCGATGTCGCTCAGCTGGAAATTCAGCTGCTGATAGCCGGCCTTCGCCGCGCCACTCGCCTCGGCTTGGTTGTGCAGCCCCTTGGCTGACACGTTCATCTGCTGCTGTAGCTGCACGTGCCGCTTGGAATATTCGTCGAGCGTGATCGCGCCTGTCGAAATGAGCGTGCGAGCTTCTGCGATCTCGCGGTCGAAGCGCTGCTGCGCGGCGAAAGCCGGATCGATGGCCGCGCGCAACGCGTTCGCGCGGTTCTCCATCTGCTCCTGCGCGGCAATGAGCTCGCGGAAGGCCATAGCCGACTGGCGAGCCGACCCCTCATGCTGGCCATAGCCCGTGCTGTTCGTGTCGTTGATCCGCATCTGCGTTGCAGACTGAGGCGTGATCATCGAGAGCTTGGCTGCGGCGTTCGATTGCCGCTGCAACGCCGCTTCGACGTCCTTGGTGGCGGAATCGAACGAGCGCGACCAGCGCTTCGCCTGCGCATCGCCGGTGTCGCCGATCTCGACGAAGTCGGCTTTGACCTGCGCCTTGCCCTCGGTGCCGAGGCGGATTGCTACGGAACGCGGCATTCCATCCTCCTCAATCAGGTGCCTCGTCGGGCACCAGGTTGCCGATGATTGCGATCTCAGCCGCCGGCAGGACGTCGGCGAGCAGTTCCATGTCGGCACCGAGCGCGGTGCCCATCGCCATCACGGCGTTGAAATCGAGGGCAAAGGGCTGCCCCATGCCGACCGTGCGGATCTGCCGGTCGCAGGCGTTCAGGACGTCCCAGACGACTTCGGCGTCTTCGTCCTGCGGGGCTTCCGCCCGGTAGGTGCATCCTTCGCACCGGCCTTTGGTGTCGGCCTGGCAGGAGAGTTGGCAGTAACGCTCGCCTCGGTCGCCGCCGCCCCAGTGCCATTCGGAGAGGCGGCGTAAGCGTTTTTTGCCCGCTCGCGAACGACGAAGGGGATGACGTAGGCGGCATCGAACGCCTCGAAGGTCAGCGGGTCGGACAGGACCAGCGCCTTGTTCTCGTCGGTGCATTCCAGCACCTCGCCAGGACCGGCGTCGTCACCGTCCGCCATCAGGCAGACGTCCTTCCAATCGGTGATGCCCTGCATCAGCAAGGCGTGGCTGAGCGCGTCGCCGAGTTCGGCCATCTGCTCCTCGGCCGACGCGGCTTCCGAGCCTTCATGCTCGTCACGGCCGAGCACCGCCAGCGCGGCGCGGCGCGCGCGGCGCAGGCTGGCGCGGTCGATCGGCGCGAACTGCACCTGCGCGCCCATGACGGTCTTCCATTCCGGCCCCGCCGGCCGCCGAGCGACGAGCATCAGTAGCTCGCGACGTCGGTCTTGAGCACGGCGCGAGTGCTGAACCCGCCGGTGCCGCGCGACGCCTGCCAGTTGAACTGGGCCTGGATGCCGTTCGGGCCGGTGATCGGACGCTTCGGCTTCGGCAGGAAGACGCGGGGGACGAGGAAGACGAGGCTGAAGGCGCCGAACGACCAGCCGAAGGCGAGGTCGACGGGCGCCCCGCTGGTCGCCGCGGCGAGAAGCGTCAGGTCGGCGAAGCGGACGGTGATCGATCCGGTCGACTGCGCCATGCCGGCGTCGCTGTCCTCGATGCGGCCATCTCCCTGGATGGTCTCGACCTTCTCGAGGTTGTTCGAGAAGGTGAAATCGGCGCCGACGACGCTGCCCAGCGCCTGACCGCCCTTGTTCACGTAGCCGGTCGCTTGCGGGAAGCGGACCGTGTCGAGCGCCGCCGGGCTGGCCGGGCCGGCGCTGGTGGCGATCGGGTCGGTCTCGCCGATGCAAATGAGGCTGCAGGTGGCGTTGAGCAGGCCCGAGCGCGACATGCCGATGCGCAGCTGGTTGCCGCGTGCGCCGCGGTTGACGGTATAGGCGGGCACCTCCGGCGAGCCGACTTCGATCGACATCGACGGCAGCACCTGCGCGCCCGAGGTGAAGGTGTGGGTATAGCCGTCGGTGGCGTTGCCGGTGACGGCCGCATCGCCGAAGAACAGCTTGAGCCAGCGGCCGAAGTTGCGCGCGTCGACGGGCACGACGATGTCGCCGTCGTTCGTCGCCACGTCCGGCGTCGGGTCTTGCATCTCGCGGCCCTGCCCGAGCAGGTCGCTCGCGATCAGCGGGCGCTCTTCGCCGAGGCTGTGGCTGACGATCGGCAGGCTGAACCAGCTGCCATTGGTCGCAGGTACGCTGCCCGGCGTCGTCTCGAAGGCGCCAATGACCTTGGCATTCGAACCGCGCGCCCGCTTGGTAGGCGTGAGAGCCATTGGCTATCTCCGATCAGGTGAGAGGTGAGGTGGTGGTGTAGCTGGCGACCAGCATGAGGTCGGCGCCGCGAAGCGGGGTGGCGCCCTCTGTAAAAATGTCGTCGGTCGCCGGCGCCATGGCGTCGAGGTAGGTGCAGAGACCGCCGAGGAAGCGGTCGGCGAGGACCGCCGCGTCGATCGCCATCAGCATGTCGTCGAGCGCTTCCTCAGCGGTGCGGCCCGCGCTCTTGTAGGCTGCGATCTCGATCGGGATGCTGTGATCGTAGTTGTAGCGGGCGGGCGACAGGTCGACCTCGGGCTGACCGGGATCGCCGGTGCGCACGATGACGCGCCCGCCGTCCGGGACGCGCTGCGGCGCGACCTCGTCGCCGTCCAGACCCATGACCTGCGCGCCAGGGAGGGCGTTGGCGATCACGTTCTTGAGCGCTTTCAGCACGTCGAGACGATGGCTCATAGCTCACCCAATCTCCGGCTGAAGGACGCGCTAAAGCTGTCGGCCCAGCGGTCGGCGACCGCCTCGATGTCGAGCAGCTTCGGCAGGCGAACGGTGCGGCGTAGGACGAACATCAGCACAGGCGCGACCTTGCGCCCCTGGGCGACGCGCCCCTTGGTGGCGCCGCGGATGCCGCGGCCGTTTCGCGCGCGAATGACCTCAATGAAGGCGAGCAGCGTGCCATTTTTGCCGCGCCTGATCTGGAAATCGTTGTTGAAGGCGTTCTCGACCTCTTCGGGCGACATCGCACCGCCTTTGATGGTCTGGCCTCGCCGGTTCACGCGACCACGCGCCCGAGGCACGTTCTTGGTCGGGATCCAGAGGTATTTAGCGCTGCCGATCGGGCGGACTGTCGCGCCACGGTTGAAGCTGTCGACAATATCTGGCGCGTTCGACCAGATATAGCCGCCGGGGTTCAGGCTGACGCTCGACCGCGGATAAACCTCGCTGCGCCAAGTGTTCGCCAGCCGCGTGCCGAGGCCGGCGCTGGTGACCTGCGCGCGAAGCTCCTGCTTGGCGATCGGCGTCGTCTCGCGCATCGCGGCGCTGGCCAGCTTGGCGATATCGCCTTCGATGCCGTCCAGTTGCAGCCGCAGATCGCCGAAGCCGACATCAACGCGCATCGGGCTCCGCGCCGACGGTCCACGTCAGCCCCTCGACGTCGAGCCGTCCGTCGCCCTGAATAGAATAGACGTCGTCGCCGATCATCAGCCGCGCGCCGTGCGCCGGCCGGTCGACCTCCGACTTGCGGATCTCGAACAGGTTGGTCGCCTGGATGATCTGGGAATCGCTGAACTGAACATCGGCATCCGGCTGGCTTCGGATCACGCGGATTTCGCGCGGAAAACCATGCTCGGGGATATAGACCGCCGCCGCGGAGCCGGGCGCGTAGAAGAGCGCGTCCAGCGCCGCGGCGAACGGGTCCATATCAGGCGACGTAGCCCAGCTTCACGCGCGCGGTCGCGTCGCCCGAAGCTGCGGCCGCCGTCGCGACGCCAATTTGCGTGTTGGACCCCACGGTGGTCGTGACCACGAACGCGGTGTTGTCCCAGTAGATCTTCTGACCCTGGGTGACGGCCCCGACTGCCTTCGGAAGGTCGAACACACCGCGCGTCACGCCCGCAAGCGTGGCACCCTGAGCAGCATCGACCGACGCTACCGCGAAGATCGAGCCGACGAGGAAGCCGGCGCCGGAGGTGAGAGCGCGGGGGGCGGCGAGATCGAGATTATCGCCGGGCTGAACGAAGTTCTTCATCGTCGGTGCTCCTTATTCCGCCGGCGCGCGGTGAGCGCGGATCGCGGCGATGATGTCGGCCTTCTTGGTCGCGCCATGAGTGGGCACGCCCTCCTTGGTGACGAGCAGGCCCAGGTCGACGAGCGTCAGGTCGTCGAGGCCGTCTTCGACCTCTCCCTCGTCGTCGCCTTCCTCGCCATCGTCTTCGACCTCGTCTGCAAGGCCAGTTTCGATCAAGTGATCGGCAAGTTCGCTGTCGACCGTGACCGGCCCCTCCGAAGGGTGATGGACGGGGCCGCCGATCGGGAGCGGCTGCCGCAAGCTGATGGTCTTCATGTGCTGTCTCCCGGCGACGGAGCGCTGCCCCGTCGCCTATGTGCTGGACGGGCGGCTTAGTAGGCCGGCGACTTGTAGAAGCCGCGGTAGTCGAGCGCGGCCGCGCCGACGTCGAGGCGGGCCTTGTTCTCGACGCCGTCGACGTCGAACCCGACCCGGGTATCGGTGAACAGCTCTTCCTGACCGAGCAGGTGGTCGAGCTCGATCGTGTCGAACGCGTTCGGGTCTGCCGACAGCATCCAGCTGTTGTCGGTGATGCGCGGCTCGACGATCACCTGCAGGCGACCGGCGAAGGGATTGACCGCGCTGTTCGTATTCGCAGTGATCGCGGTCACGAACTGGTCGGCTGCGGTTTCCTGTGCCGGGCCGACGATCAGGTAAGTCGCGCCGATGTTGAGGAAGCCGCCCTCATTGCTCTTCTGCTGGCGCATCGCCTGGCGGCCCTTGCCGACGTTGACGACGTTGATTTCGCCCCCGGCCGGCGCAAGGTTGCCGTGGCTGGCGTGGAAGAGCGGGATGCCGTCCGACATGTTCGGGTTGGACAGCAGGATGCCCCAGACGAGATCGCTTTCGAGGTCCGCCGCCTTGCGGCCGAACATCGTCGGCAGACGGCCGAACAGGTTCTGGTCGTCGTTGACTATCGCCTGGCGGGTGATCGCGATGATGCGGCCATAGGTGTACAGCCGGTAGGTCATCCCGGTGTCGGTGATCGCGCCCCGCTTGAACTCGCCGTTCTCGGGCACGTTCAGCAGCGCCGGAGCATCGCCCAGGCCGATGATCTGCGCCGGCTTGAAGTCGGGCAGGGTGCCGATCGAAACGAGCGGGCGGAACGTCTGGGGGGCGGCCACGAACGCGGCGCGGACGCGACGGCTGGTGACCGCGCCGAGCGCGTTGGCGAAGTCGCTGGTGGTCAGCGCGCCATAGCGCATGCCGAGCGCGGCGCCGGCAACGTCGAGCCGGCCCATACCGCGGGTGTTGATGCCGGTGCGGCCGAGATAGTCCCGCGCCAGCTCCATCATGGTGAGACCGCGGAACTCGCGGGCCGCCTCCATGCGCTGCGCCCGGGTGCGGCCCGGTTCGTCCGGCAGTTGCGCGTCGGGATTGGCCCGAAGCATCACTGCGTCTTCGACCGCCTGCCGATAGCCTTCGGTCTCGGTGCCGCTGGCGCCGGCGCGCGCGTCAATCGTCGGGCGATCGCTGATCAGGCGCTCGTTGACCCGGCCGAGCAGGTCGGCCTCGCTGAGCGGCGTGGTCTCGTTGGCGCGGATCAGCTCGGCGGCGAACTCGTTGCCGAGCGATGCCGAACGGCCGCAGAGATCGAGGATGCGCGATGCCGAAACGCCCGCGGCGCGCTGCTCGGCAGCCGGGGCCGTATTGGCGGGCTGGTTCGGCTCGGTACGGGTCGCGCCGTTCGGCTCGACGACCACGGTGGTGTCAGCGGCAGGCTGCGCGGGAGCAGCGGCGCCACGGTTGGCATTCGGGTGGGCGACGCCGCCGCCCGGCAGGTTGCGGTGCATATCTTCTTCCTCTTGTGATCCGTGAGCGCTGGTGGTCCCTGGTGCGGATCGAACCACGGCGTTCGGATCGGCGGGAACTGGGACGAGACTGGCTTCGAGGAGCTCCCAGGCGACAGCGCGCCACGTCTCGTTATCGTTGTCGTCGGTGGCGGTGATCTGCCAGCGGGTGACGCGGTAGCCGATCGAGATCGCGCGGAGCTCTCCGCGGGCGACTCGCGCCTCAATCTCTTGGCCGGTCGTGGTCTGGTCGAATTGCAAGGTGCCGATCAACTGGGCGCCTTCGAAGCGCACCGAGGTGACCCGGCCGATCTGGGCGCCGACCTCATATTGGTTATGCGTATCGAGCAGCGGGCACACCCCGCCGGCGACGCGGTCGAGGTCGATCGCTTCGGCGCTGATCTCCAGCTCTTCGGTGAAATAGTAGCGCGCTACTGCCGCGCCGGTGGACAGCACCGCCTCAACTGTATGAGCCTCGGCGTCATAGCTGTCCGGTGCCAGCGTCAGGCTGCGCGTGCCGCGACCGCCGGCCTGGGGCTGTCGGCGCTCTTCGGGGTCTGCCCCTGGGCGCTGACCGGGGGCGTCGCGCGTCAGCATGCCGGCCATCGCCGAGCCGAGCAGCGCACCCGCCACGATGGCGGCCTTGCGGCCCCCGCGCGCGGGCGGCAGCTGAGCGTCGACCGTCTCACCGATCTGGCGCGGCGCATCGTCGGCGCGCGGGCGCACCGTGGTGGGCTTCGTCATAAGGTTGGCTCCTATTCGGCAGCCGTCGCGGGTGCGGCTTCCGCCGGCGCGTACTGGCTCGGGGGTGCATCGCCGGCGAACACCAGGTTCGCATCGCGATTGGCGGCGCGATCCTCGGCGATTTCGGTGCGCAGTTGCTCGGGGTCGTACCCGCGCGCGACGACCAAGTTCGGGCGGCTTTCCAGACCTGCCGCCATCTCCAGAATGTCAGCCGTGGCTTCCTTGGCGCGATCGATGCTTTCGAACGGCGGAGGCGACCAGCCCATCTCGTAGACCCGGTTCGGCATCAGACCCGCAGTGAAGGCTGCTTCCTGAAAACGAGCTGCCACGCGGTCGAGGAACACGGGGATCAGCGTATTGTACTGGATGCGCCCCGTAGACCGCTGGAACTCGAGGTTTCCGGCGCGATAGCTCGAATAGTTGACGTTGGAGAGGTCGCCGAAATGCTCGTAGGTGATGCCGGCACCGGCTGCCGCAGACAGAAGCGCTAGCCGTAGGATGTCGTTTAGGCCGCCGGAAGCTTTCGGATCGCCGAACTTCACGCTCTCGCCTGGCGCGAGGCGGCTGACCATGCCCGGAGTCAGTCCCTCGCTCTGGATGCCGAGTGGACTCGCTTCCGCGTCCCCCTGCAGCTGCCCGAACACCACGCCATCATCGTCGACGCCCTGGGTGATGAAAGCGGCGAAGCAGGCCTCGATGTTCTTGCGGACCAGTTCGGCCTCGACGCTCTCGTCTATGTCCCCGAGCCGCTTGACGATGGTGTTGAAGACGCTGTGACCGCGGCGCTGCCCCACATATTCCTGAACGAACAGGTGAATGACGTCCGCCGCGGGTACCCGGACCGTGCGATACGATGCCCACCGCTGGCTCGGGCGGCCCTCATAGAAGTGGTAGGCGACGATCCGTCCGCGGGCGTCGCACTCGACGCCGTCGGATACGTCATTGCCGCCGTGACTGTAGACCGACGTGGCCAGCATGCCAGCGTCGAGCAGCTGAAGACGGAGTGGGACCGAACCAGCGGCCTCGGCGAGCGACAACGTCTGGAAAACGACGAACACCTCGCCCTCGCGGAACATGGTGCGAACCGCGAGCTCTTGCAGGCCGTTAAAACCCAGACGACCGTACCAGTCGCACGTCTTGAGCCAGTCGTTCCACAGCTTGCGGAAGGTGGTCGGCGCCTTCTTCGGGGCGCCAGTGATGCCCCAACCGACGGTGTTATTCACCAAGGCCGACAGCGCCTTGCGCGCGAAGGGGTCAGACGAAACCAAGTCGATGACGCGCTTGCGATCCGTCGCCCGGGCCGGGCGGGCATCGTCAGGATTCCCGGTGTTACGGTCCCAGTCACCTGGCTTGCCGACATACCTCTGCGATTGCTTGTTGAGATGGCCGATCGCGCGCCGGGCTGCGGCACGCTTGGCACCCCATACCGGTGAGACGGCGGCAATGGCGCGGTCCATGACATTCATCGACGAATAATCCGTCCGACGGTGGTCCGGAGGCGACCTGCACGCGCAGCGGCAGCCACCTCTTCCTTCATGTCGTTGCGCAGTGCGCGCATGTCGGCGAGCGTCTGATATTCGACCTTGCGCCCATCGGCGTAGGTAACGCTCCGGATGCCGGCAGTGATCGATTTGCTGAGCGCTTCGAGATCACTCTGGGTGTACGCCATCAGCGCCTCCTGCGGTTCAGCCAGTTGCTGGGCGGCTTGGGCGCCGGTGGTGTCGGTTTGTTAGTCCTGATGACCTTCGGCGCTGGCTTCGGAGGCGGCGCAGACTTCTTCGCAGCCGGCTTCTTCTCAGCCGGCTTGGGCGGATCAGGCTCCGGCTCTTTCTCGAGCAGCACCTGCCACTGTGTGGCCGTCCAGCGATCAGCGCCAAGGGAGAAGGCCACGGCACGCGCATAAACGGCGTTATCCAAGGCCTCGTTGCGATCGCGAACCTTGTGCCATTCGCGCCGGAAACCGCCATTCCGCAACCGGATCATCCGCAGTTCTTCGGCGACCAGCTGCTTGATCCACTCGTCGGTCGTTCCGTCCGGCAGATAGACATACCCCTCAGGGTAAGCCTCGCCGTCGACCGGCTTCTCCTTCTCAAGGTCTCCGAACAGCTCGAGCTTCAGCATCGAGGTGCCGACATTCCAAAGCCGGACGCCCTTTTTCAGCTTGCGGCCGCCGACCGTTACATCCTGCCAGCTGGGCGCACCGATCGGCTGGTTGGCTGCGATCGCGTGCCGTCCCTTCACCGCCATGGCGAAGCCTGGGTGACGCCGGGCCCACCCGTACACCTCCATGGTGTTCTCGCCGTCGCCGGAATCGACAGCCACGCGGGCGAGTTTCATCGGCCGGCCGTCTTCGCTGGTCCAAGTCCGAGCAACCTGCTCGTCGAGTTTCTGCCAAGTCTTCTTGTCAGCGATCGGCCCGAACACCTCGATGCGTTCGATGAACTCGCGCCGCCGGTCCTGTCCAAAGGCCCAGATATCGAGATCGATGCGGCCGCCGCCGCCGCGCTGAACATCGGCTGCGCCGATCAGCAAGCCTGCCTTGGCAGATGGGGTGCCGAGCCGCATCGCCTTCTCCCGGCGATCATAGAGGCGCTGCCATTCCGGCGCTTCGCCGCGCTCTGCCCATGCCTCGCCGAGGACCTGATTCACGAACGTCCGCAAGAGGTTGGGGTCCTTGCGGACCTCCATGAACTCGCGCGCGATCTCTAGCCATGCGGCGCCGGGGTGCTGGCTGTACGCTGCCCAGACGTGGAAAGAGCGATGGCGCGGAAACTGTGCCGGATTATGGGCACGCCACTCGCCATTCTCGTCCATCCAAGGCTTCTCAGCCTCGTCGATCTCGCATCCCTGCTCGCACTGATACCAAGCGCGGGTTGGGATCTCCTTCGGTGCCCAGTGGATGCCGGGGCCGGTGCCGTCGCCGAACACCAGCGTCTGCATGTGCCCGCACTTGGGGCAGGGGACATACCGGTATTCCTGGCTGCCCTGCTCAAACAGCTGATCGATCCGGCTGAAGCCCTTCACCTTTGGCGTTGAGCCGGCAGCGCTGAAGCGGCGCGGGGATGTCAGGTTGCGCTTGAACGCGAGGCGGGCCGGGTCGCCCTCTTCCTTTGATGCCCAAGGGTAGCCGTCGCACTCCTCGAGGAACACGTCGTCGGCGGTGACGCGCCGGAACTCCTTCGGGCTGTTCGCGCCCTTGATTTGGATCCAGCCGCCCTTGTAGCGCTTCGCCCTGATCTGGTTGTCGGCGTGCCGCGGCTTGAACGTGGCGACCGATCGGACGACCGGCCATTGCAGCACGGGATCGAGATCGTCGCGGCTGAACTTCTCCGCGTCGTCGATCGTCGGCTGGTAGATGAGCGTGCGCGCCGGGTCGAATTTGATGCGCCAGGCGACGAAGCATTGCAGGATCGTCGAGTAGCCGATGCGGCTGCTCTTCCGGACGGACAGCTGCGCGGTCTCGGGATCGGTGAACGCGTCGGCGATGTCCGCTTGAAACGGGAATGGCCGGATACGCGCGCCGTCATCCGACCGGGCGTGCTCGACCATGAACTTCGACAAGGGCGGGCGCTCGCGCGGCTGGCAGGCGGCGAGCCACCCCGCAGCGAGGGCAACGCCGTGCGCGCCGGGTGCGCGGTAAGGCTCAGGCGCCCCCTTCGTCTTCGGGCTCGCCATCGTCAAAGCCCCCGCCGCGCGCCTCTTCAATCCGCGTCATGCTCAGGTCGGTGAGGACGTTGTTGATCTCGCTGTCGATGCGAGCTCGCAACTTGGTGTCACCCTTGGCGACGCGCGCGCCGACCTGCTGCAGCTGGGCGACAATCATGACGATCACCCCGGCGCCGGCGGCGACCATGTCGGGCAGCGAGGCCAACTCGCGCCGCCGCTCCGCGTTATCCATCGCTTTGGCGTCAGCCTGCTCTTTGGCGAGGCGCGCCTGCTGCTGTTCCTTGTCGAGCGCGTCAGGATCAGCCGCCTCGACGCCATACTTATTCTGCGCCCACGCTTCGATGTTCTCGAGGAGCGACGCACCATCCGCCGGCAGGTCGCCTTTGGAGCGGAGTTCCCCGATCCATCGGCTGGAGCAGCCAAACAGCGCGGCAAGCTGCGGCCGGGTCGGCTCTTCGAGGTCGATCTGCGCCACTTCCCTGCTCCATCTGGTCAAAGCCGCAGAAAAGCGTCGGTTTCCCTACCGGGGAGGAAGAACCATAGGCCATGTCGTGCCTAGCGATCTTCTGCGCCTTCGCCCCCCGTACTGCTCAGATGGCCCGGAAGGACCCGTCGGGTTCGGCCTTTTATCGGTCCGGATCGGCTCAAGTCACACCGCCCCAGTCCGAGTTTGTCTTGAGTGACCGAGTTGGACTGGATCCTGCGATACTCGGAGATACGCTAATCAGAGTGGCAGGTATGCATGCATACCGATGCGTTAATGGCGAACTTTGCGGGTCTTGTAAGGTTCGGCTGCGATCTTCGGTCCATGACCGTCGACGATCTATGGAACGAGGCCCTCGTCTGCCTTCATCGTGCCACACATAGCGATCACGCCAGTGACGCAGCGCTTCTAAAAGACCGCGCAGCCGAACTGATCAAAGCTGCGGATCTATTCGACCACGGTCCGCGATCTTGGATGAGTGCTGAAACGTTAAGCTAGCGGGCAGGACGGCAGTCGCTTCCACCATACCGCAGGCCGAACGCTCGACGCGTGCGCCTTTGCTCCCACTGCTCAGAGCAGCCGGAGGAATCCAACCGAACCTTGTATGACGATCTTGTCGATGGCTTTTGTCGTTAACCATCAAAGGGTCTCGTACGAGGGAGCCGATCTTCGTACGGCAGGTTGAGCCGCCAAGGGGATCATCGTGTCATCGATCATGAACAAGCGCGATTTGGCCGCGAAGCTCGATGCACATCAGTCGGCGGTATTGCCGATCGTCTCGTGGGGCATTCGGCAGATGCACCGGGAAACCTCAACTGCGTCGCTGACGAGCGAACTCACAGCAAAGCGCATGGAGCTAACCCGCCTCCTCGTCGACTACGCCCTCTTCAAACACCGCGACGTGTTTGCGCCTGCCATCGCGATGGGTGGTGACCAGGCAGTCGAGGGCATGCGTCTCAAGGCTGCCTGCATCGAAATGGGCGAGCGATATCGCGCCTTCATCCGGTCACCTGACAGCGGCCAGCGCATCCACGATTGGTCGTCATATCGATACGAGGCGCTAGCAATGGCGATTGAGCTGCACGAGCACTTGGTCAGCGAACGCGTGGCAATCCGAAAGCTGCTTGGTTTGCGATCGAAAGACTTGCCTGTTGAGGAGCTGGCTATCGACGAGCCGCTTTTTCACGAGCCTCAGCATCAGACAGAGCCTGAAGAAGAGGAAGAGATCGATTATATCTAAAGTGGCTGAGCCATGCCGTAGGACAACACCAGAAGCGCCTGCCTCGGTGAGTAGGGACGACGGTGGCCAGCCACTGCAATCGTCGCAGGCCGCTTAGGCGGCTAATTCCGTTGTTTGTACTTCATCCGTTCCGAGTAGCCAAGCCCCGATTTTCATGTTGATGGTGCCGAACGCGACAAGCACGAACTTACCGTCACCGTTCGCCACCACTTCGCCGGAAAGTCCCGCGCCAGGTCCCTCCGATACTCGCACCGGTTGCCCCACCACGAACGACTTGCGTGTGCCAACCAGAGCTGCGCGACGCCCCCGCTCCTCCACTCTCCGAGCTTCAGCCACTTCGCTATCCAAGATCAGCGGAACACGCCCAAGATGACGGAAGATCGAAAAGTCTGGATGAGAACTGAAGGGCTGAGCTGCAATCCGAGCGAGATTGGCGAGCTGATGAGCCCGGGCGAACACGAAAGTCGGCATAATTGGCGCGTCATAGGCGATCCGTTCCCGGGTCCGGCCGCGACGCTTGGTAAGCGTTTGCACGGGCGTCCAGACGTCGAGGCCCGCGGCAGCGAGAGACTTAGCCAAAGGTAAGGTACGCCCGCCGCTGGTGCGAAGAATGCACCAGCGCATGCTGGCACCGTCATGATCCTGCTGCTTGATCCTCGCCATCTTCCCCGCTCGCCTTGCCAATATTGCCAGTAAAAAATGATTTCACGCGTTGCGCCGAATGGCCGGCAATGCCTAAGGCTCCTCGGGCACATGAAGGGGCTGCAAGGCACAATGACGGCGAAGTTTGATATCAATCACTACCCGGATGACGGCCTCTTGCTCATCACCATGTCTGGCTTTTTTGAGATCGCTGACATTGAGGCATTTGCCGTTGCGAGAGATGCCGCCCACACGGAACTCAAGTGCGGGCCAAATCAACATCTGACGCTTGTCGACATCACCCAGATGAGCATCCAAAAGCAGGACGCGGTCGCCGAATTTCAGCGGATTTTGTCCAACCCAAAGACGGCTTCCAAGCGGATCGCATTCGTCGTTCCACGCTCGTTGGCCAGGGGGCAGATCCAGCGCGCAGCCCAGGGTCGTAATGCCGAATACTTCGAAACAATCGCTGAGGCCGAGGAATGGCTGATCAGCGGAGTGCGGAAATAAGACGACGGCGTTCTGCTGCCGCAGCTCCGGAGACGGAGCATCGCGCCAGCCGGAGGGAAGCACAAGCTTTGCCGATCCCGCGATACGGAGCAGGCTGAGCGCCGCCGGCACGCTCAATGCGCACGACTGGTAATCGGCTTTACCGAAGCGAAAGGAACGCAACGCTACAGGCTGCCTGCGCCCCCGGAGAAGACCGATGAAATTAGTCGTAGGCCTACAAACCGAACGTCGTGCCGCTCGCCGCAGTGAGCTCGCACTGGATGGCATGGTGAGCAACGATGCAGCCCAATCAGCTTCAGTCCTGGTCGAGGAACTCTCGACAACCGGCTTCCTGATGCTTGCGGCAGTACGGCTGAACGTCGGCGACGTGATCCGCGTCAATTTGCCCGGCATCGGTGAGCACGAGGCCGACATCGTCCGCCAGGACGGCGTCCGATTTGGCTGCTCGTTCGTGGTGCCCCTGACAGCCGACGAGCGAGGTGCGGTCATCAAGCACTTCTTCGAAGCGAGCGATGAGCGGCAGCATCGGATGCTCAGCGGCTGGCGTCCCGGCAACGAAGCGTTCGCCGCGTAGGAGCGTCCGCCGGTGCCACGCGCCCGTCGACGGCGAGGACACCCACCAATCACGACATCCCAAGGAGACGACCGATGACCTGCTACGTCGTGCTGAGCACCTTCATCGCTGCCAACCTCGCCGTAATCGCAGGGGTGTTGCTGAACCAGCGTGGCATGAGCGAGCTGCGTGCGCTCAACCGCGTCGGTGAACGTCGAAGCAAGCCGCGGGACTGACCACAGCAACCGCTGCGCCACCGACCTTCCCGCGACGTTGGTTGACGAGCGTGGCCCCTCAACCACCGATCGCCTCCGCCTGTCTGGCACTGACCGGCGGCCCAGGGATCGCCATCCGCCGGTAGCGCTCGGCCGTAGCGTGGCTGACAGCCCGAGCCTCGTCCTCGACGTTGCTCGCCGACGCCATCCGGGCCTCGATCCACGACACAGGCTCAGCCTTGCCCTCAGCGCTGACCAGCGCCTCCCGGACCCATGGCTCGCCCTTCGACTTCCGCCATTTGGCGATCAGCCCCCTCGCCTGCCGCTCCGACACCCCCGCCTTGACCAGCAGGGCGACGCCAGCGTCGAACAGGACCTTGCTCGGATCTTCCAAAATCGGCGGCGAAGCGCCCGTAGCGTTAGCTACGGAACTTCTTCTTTCTTCTTCTGTCCCGTCCCGTCCCGTCTTAGCCGTGACTGTCCGTGTGACAGGTGGCGTGACAGGTGCGTGACCGGAGCCGGAGTGTCCGGCGGAATACTGCGTGACGAGTTCGCGTAGATCCTTGGTCTTCGTGTTCCAGTCGGGCGTGACGCCAACCGCCTCCAGCTGTTTGAACAGCTCGGACCTGGCAGCCCGCTCTTTCGCCTTGCGCTGCGTATCGGCAGTCCGCGCAACGCGATCCTGCTGGCGCTTGCCCCAAGCGATCACCGCCTGCTCGGCAAGCGTGGGGTGATAGAGGCGGCCATCGCTGCACCTCACAAAACCGTGCAGTGCCTTGTCCCTCAGCTTCAGCCACGTCTTCACGTCCCGGCCGAGGTCGGCAAGGCGACATAGGGCCGCGTCGTCGTCGGGCAACGAGCCGGCGGGGCATTGCGTCCACGCCGCCCACCAGAGCGTCAGCGCGGCGCGCCACTCACTGTCGCTGGCGGTGCCGTTGAAGTCGCTGCCGAACAGGCGCTGTCCAAGCAGCGGCATATACTCGAGGCCCCGCAGATCGCAGTCGGGCGGTGTCATGGGATCAGGTAGCGTCACCGAATTGCTCCGCCGTCTTGAGGGTTGGATTGCTGGTAGAACTCGCTGCCGCGGACGGCAGAGTTGGCGCCGAAGAACCAGCCGACAGCCTTGCCCGTGGGGCCGCTGCGACGCTTCGGGACCAGGAACTCGATCTTGTTGCGCACCGCTTCCATGTCGGTGCGCCACGCCTCGTATTTGCTCCCGAAGTGATCCTCGGGCTCGCTGCGGCGGAGATACTCCTCCTCGCGGTAGACGAAGAGGATGACGTCGGCGTCCTGCTCGATCTGGCCGCTGTCGCGCAGGTCCGACGGCATAGGCCGCTTGTCGGGACGCTTCTCCACCTCCCGGCTAAGCTGGGCTACCGCCATCACGGTCAGGCCTTCCGCTTTGGCGAAAGTCTTGAGGCCAATGCTGACCTCGCTGGCATGCTCGTAGGGCGACATGCCCTTGCGGCTGTGCGCCATCAGCTGGAGGTAATCGACGACGACGAGCTCAAGCTTCTCGCCCTTAGCGGCGAGGCGGCGCTTATGGGTGCGCGCCTGGCGAGTCAGCTTGGACAGCGTCAGGCCGGACGTCTCGTTGATCTCGAGCGGCAGCGCGTCGAAGCGCTGCTTGGCATCCAGCACCGCCGCCAGATCATGCCCGCGCACTGTGCCATCGCGAACATCCTCGTAAGGCACCCCTCCCCTCGTGGTGAAGGTCATGTCCGCCAGCATGCGGCGGGTGAGCTCGTCGGCACTCATTTCCAGCGAGAAAATGAGCACCCCGTGACCGCGCGACGCTGCGCCAATCGAATAGGAGGTGACGAGGCTGGTCTTGCCCATGCCAGGCCGGCCGCCGACGACGACGAGGTTTGCCGGCCGCAGCACGCCGATCGCATCGTCGAGCGAGCCGATCATGCCGCAGCGGACGCCGACGATCGGCTGCCCGAAGCTGTCGATCACCGCCTGCGCGTAGGTGCCGACTGGCGCCTGGGTGGTAACGACCTGCTCAGCGAGTTCGGCGACAGCCTCGTCTGCATTGGCGAGCAGCTCTTCCCGGATAACGCTGAGATCACGCGCTGAGTGCACGACGTCCTGCAGCCCGGCCACCATCCGCCGCCGGCTCGACAGCATCGTAATCTGTTCGAAGTACGCCTTGGTCCGCGCCCGCGGACCAGAATTGAGAGAAGCCGCGGACAGCACGGCAAAGGCGCGCGGCCAGTCGGGATCTTCGCCAAAGTGCGGCGCCAGCGTCACGGCATCGACGTTCGCGCCCGTCGACGACTGGTCGAGCATCTGGTCGAAGACGCGCCCGTACAGCGGCACTGAGAAGTCGCGGCCGCGCAGGCGATCGGCGATTAAGTCAATCAGGCGATTGTCGTTGATGAGGTCGCCAAGCAGGCCGATCTCCGCCTCGACGTTGGCGAGCGCGATACCCTGCTCAGCAGCGGCGAACTGCTCCTGAAATGAGCCGCTCATGCGCGGATGCCGCGGAGCTGATCGTTCCAGTCCTTGTAGCCATCTGCCGGCCACATCGTGCGCGTCGCAAAGCCACGCTCTAACAGGTCTTCCTCGGCCTGCTCAACCGCAGCGCGGCCAGCGGCATCGTTCTGACCGGCGATGACGATCGACACGATGCGTGGCGGATAGTCGATGAACGGCATCATTGCAGTGCCAAGCGTCACCCACACCTCTGCGCCCAGCTCCTGCGCGAGGCTCAGGCCGTCCTCCGGCCCCTCGGTGAGGATCAGTTCATGGCCGTAGCTGTCGGCGTCGGAGTTGATCCGCAGTGCCCCGCCCTTCACTCGGCCAAGACTGCGCTTCGGCTTCTCCATGCGCGCCTTGCGCTTGCCGCCGTCAGCGAGGAACACGCGCTGCAGGCCGATCAGCTGGTCATCGCCATCGATGACCGCACCTATGAGCGCCGGAAGATCGGGACCGCACTGACCGGTATCGTCGTCGTACCAGGCCGGTGTCGTGGCGAAGCGGATGGTATGCGGGATCGGCATGATGATGCCGCGGCTGCGCAGATAGACCTCGGCGGGCGTACCCGGCGCCGGCACCGCACGATCCCAGACATCGCGGGCCCGATCGATGGCGCGTTGACGGTCCGCCTCGTCTTCCTGTGCCGCCCTGGCGCGCTGGGCAGGATCGACGCCCGGCAGACTGGCGGCACCGAGCCATCGCATTGCATCCATGAAGCCGATGTTCTCGGTCTTCATGACGTAGCTGACGATGTCGCCGGACGCGTTGCAGCCGAAGCAGTGATACGTGCCCTTGGCATCGTTGAGCTGCATCGACGGTGTCTTCTCGCTGTGAAAGGCGCACAGCGCCCGCTTCTCGTTCTTGCCAGCGCGGGTCACCTTGCGGGTGCGCGCCACCACGTCGCTGATGTTGTATCGCTGCTTCGCCTCGTCGACAGCACGACGGAAGGCAGCCTCGCGCTCGGCACGTGCGACACGATCAATAGGACGGCGGCTCATTGTCCCCTGCCCTTCTCAGCCGCGATCATCTCCAGCCATACGCAGGTGAGCGCGTTGACGCGGCGTATCAGTGCCTCGTGCGGCAGCAGTTCGTGCGTCTCGGTCAGCTGGTCGGCTTCGATGGCGATCACGGCCGGCAGCAGGTTAGCGAGCGTCAGCGCCGCACTCTCGTCACCGGTGCAGATCGCGCCGGCATCCGCCCAGCGGCCACCGACCAGCGCGAGAAGCGGATCCGCGAACCGTCCGCCCCACTCGTGGCAACCCGCCAGGAACGTCGGCAGATCGATCGGCGAGGACGTGTTGGCATAGGCGGCCGCGCGATCGTCGGACTTGCCGAGTACCCGACCCATATCCGCCCAGGTCGCAGCGTCATCGGTCTTGATGCTGGTAAGGATCGCATTCTGTGCGTCGACCGCGGCTGACGCGGAGAACGTGCGACGGCGTCCGTGGATGTTCGGTGCGGTCATGCGGCAATCCCCGCGGCATGGTGAAAGACAGAAAAGCTCGAGCCGAGGTACGGATCACCGTGATGGCGCTCGCAAACATGACGGCGGCGATCGTCGATGCGATGCGCGACGCGGAGGTGCCGAACCATGTGGTTCACACTTTCCTCAACGCGTTCGATCGGCTGAACGACATTGTGCTGGACGGCGCGCCCGCGACGATCCTCAGCGAGATCGTGCAAATCGTGCGTACGACGGTGCCGGACAATGACTAAGGTCGGGGTGACCGCGCGCGTTTCGGGAGAAGTCGCGATCACCCCTGCATCCGTCCCGCAGAGGGGCGAGCGGCGAAGACCCGGCACCGGGGAGACAATGCGAGCCGGCGGATGCTGGTTCGCCATTGCCTGCTTCAGACTGCACGAGCCAACGGAGAAGAATGCACACTCAGATTGGCGGAAGCGATTAACCTGCTGCCCTGGGCTGTGGTTCTGCGAACATGCCTTGCGAACGGATCGCCAGACAGCCATCCACGCCGCAAGCAGATCATCGAGAGGCTTTCTATGCTCGACCCCGACATGCCCCTGCGCACCGCCGCCGGCAGCGACACCGCCGTTGCGTTCGCTCTGTTCCAGCATATCGCCGAACGGGACCCGCAGTCCGTCGCAGCGAAGGACGACGCTATCGCTGTCTTTCGCGAATGCATGGAAGCCGTCGGCCACCGGGCGGAAGGTACTAGTCATGAGCCGCGACCGATCCGGCTTGGGGGCGAATGAACAAAAGCGCGATCTCGACAGGCTGTGGCGCGCTATCCAGATAGCGCTCGTTGGCGATAGCGCGGCAGCGACGGGCGCCATCGCCTTCACCAAAGCAGCGACGACCATCGCAACGATGCGATCATCAATCTCGATGGATTGTGCTGGGGTGAAAACCGAAATCACGCGGCGCGCCGTGCGGGAGCATCGGCAACAGCATCAGTTTCGCGGGGGACAAAAAGTTCAATCGAGAGCTCGACCCCGCGCACCGCTGCCGCACCCTGAATCTGGCGCCAATATTTCGGCGGGATTGTACCCGAGCGGTTTCGCCACTGACGGACGGTCACATCCGAAAGTCCGATATCGTCAGCCATCGCTTTTGCGGAGGGCCACACGGCGAAGATGGGGTCGAGGTTTGACATCCGCTATCAGTACTAAAAGTATCGCTGCGCGGCAATCCCTTTTGTACCGTTCCTGATGATAGAGTGCCTCCATGACTTCACCTGACGACCATCCCCACGATCGCCTCCGCTCCGCACGCGAACGCGCTGGCTTTGAATCCGCCGCCGAAGCGGCGCGAGCATTTGGATGGCCGGAAAGCAGGTACCGTCATCATGAGAATGGAACGCGTGGCATTCCCCTCAAACATGCCGAAGCGTACGGTCGAGCCTATAAGGTGTCACCTGCATGGATAGTCGGCTTTAAAACAGAGCAAGGATTGTCCACCCGCGAAAAGCTTCAAGCATCTCTACTAACTCTGGATGAGATTTTAAGCATAAAGGATATAGATGAGGCAATACTAGACAAGTTCAACATTGCGCTTATACCAAAGTTAACCACGTCGAGATTGTCGGGTTTTAAGGCTGTGGCTCAGGACCCATACGAACCATTAATAATGGACAAGTCTCTTATAAAGTCGTTGGTTCCGGACTTACGTAAGATCAACCTCCGCCTTCAGGCGGTCGAGATAGACTCGGATCTAGAGTGGAGCACCCTCAAAAAAGGATCGACCATAATTATTGATCGCCGGTATTCACCGGATCCAATGAGCGACCATCTTTGGCTGGTCGGCTTCGACAGCGGCATGTCTGTATGCCCTATTGATGCCGAAGGCGAAGACATCCTCATCCTCAATGCGGATAAGGAGACGGTTCACCGTGCGTCCAAGGCAGCGCTGGAGGTATGGGGTCGGGTGGTCTGGATGGGAGGGCCGTCCGGTACATTTGGTATTGCCAAGTAGGCAGTACATATAGTATCGATACTTCTCAGCAGGCTGCTTCCCGGCCTGCCGTATGATGGAGAAGCATCATGGCATCGCAGCCGCTCTACCAACCCTATAGCCCGCCGGCCCCTGCCGCCGCGCTTCCCAACATCCGCGTCGCCTTCTCTAATAGTGCCGCGGCGATCGCGGTCCAGCGCAGGCTTGCGGAGATGCCGGCAGCCGTCCGCGACGCGACGTTGGACGAGGTCGCCGCTGCGGAGCGGCTCGCCGGCCTAGCACGTGAGGTTGGCGCCGATACCAAAGCGCTGATCGCAACTGCGCGTCATGCCCTCTCGCCAGCGATGTTCAAAGCGTTCGTAGCCTGGGGCGAGGCTACTGCGCGGTTTGCAGGCGAGCGCGAGGATGACGACGAGCTAGGCTACCGTCTTTGTGACGCTCACACGGGCAGTATCGATGCGGTTACGGAGACGCCGGCGTGTTCGATGGATGACCTGTTGCTCAAGGTTTGGATTGCGGCAATCGAGGCATCGGACAGCCGCGTCATGGGGCCGCTGGCTATCAATAGGGCTCGTCGAACGCTGATCCACACCACTATCGCTGGACTGATCCCCGATCTGCAAACAGCGTCGGCCGTCACATGCGGTCTTGATGCGATCGCTCGCAAGGCTGAGCCCGCAACGACAACTGCGAGCTGGCCTGCTCTCCTCGCAAACGTGATCGCCGACGCCTTCGCCGCTGAGAAGGTCAGTGCAACATATAATGCGCTGCAGGCTGCGGGCACCGGAGACCAGTGGAGCGAAGCCCTCGCAGCATACAAGGCAGCCCGCGCGATATCCGACCAATGTCCAATCGAACACCCCCAGGTCGATGCCCTCTGCGACACATACTGCATGGCCATGGATCATCTGATTGATCGGGTCCCGGCGCGCAACCTGGGGGACGTCGTCACCAAGATCGATCTTGCGCTGGAGCGCGCCGGTGGATCTGTAGACGAGCTGTTTGCCGATCACGCTCGGGGGATCATTGCGGATGTTAAGCGGTTGGCGACCAAGCAGCCCAAGGCTTCATTAGTCAGCCGCCAGCCGGAGCTGGGTGCATGACCTGCGAACGCGTCTGCGCTAACTGCGCCCATTGGTCCAATACCGAGCCGTCTATGTCGACCGGTATCAGGCGCCCGCGCGGTGCCAACGAGGAAATCGGCACCTGCCTCCTGTCAGGACCCACGGTCGTCAGTCTGGCGGGCATCATCGTTAGCGTCTTCCCCGAAACGCATGCAGATCGGCACTGCGGCGATTGGACCGAGGAAGACGACGGCGGTCCGGACGATGGAGAGACGGTTGTACCGTTCCCTACGACGGCAAGGCTGGCGGCATGATGAGCTTAGCCATCAGCCGCGAGCCAGCTGACTTAGTAACCGGGCGTGCTTCGATCGCGCACGCTCGCCATCGCGGCGAACCCAGCCCCCGCAACGAGGGACGTAGCGAACCATGCACCCAGCACACCGATGACGAACATTCAAACCTCTCTCTCACCAGCTCATTGATCGGCCGGCTGCTCGTTATCTCGAACAGATTTATCGCGATAACAAGCCAGCAGGGTTGCCTTATTGTTGATAGGCTTTTCGGGCCACCGATCTACGCTGTTGCTGCCATGTCACAGGCCCGCGCATACCCTGCGCCGGCGTCGCCGTTTCACCGCATCGCCATTGAAAAACACCGCTTCGTCGCTGAAAGATCTGGACCGTTATGGACCGCTCTCACCTTCCAGCTCGTCTTTCGGATCTGCCGCGGGACCAGTGCCTTCGAGCGCTCCATCAGCGTGCCGCCGATGCGCGTGCTCAGTGGCTCAAACTGCGGGCGCCCCGGCCGTCCTTCTGGAGCCGTCTGTTCGGCTAAAACTCGAACGAGCGAGGTGGCAGCATGACGCCCCTGCCGCCATTCGTTTGCGAGGTCGTGAAGGTACACGATGGCGACGGCCCGCTGTGGTGTCGCTCAGGCCAGAAGGTACGCGTTGCCGGCATCCAGGCACCGGACTTTGAAAGCGCTGAGCCCTGCCGTCGTCCCGCCGCTCGTCGCGTAACGTACACCTGCGATGATGCGGCGGCCCGGCGCAGCCAGCAGATCGTCAGCCGCCTGACGTTCAACCAGCGGCTGGTCTGTCAGCCGATGGGGACGAGTTACAAGCGGGTGGTTGCACGCTGCACCTTACCCGACGGTCGCAGTCTTTCCTGCGCCACGATCGCGGCCGGCGCCGCCGTTCGATGGGACAGCTACTGGCGCCGCTATAAGATGGGAGAGTGTCGATGACCGGGGAGCAGCGTAACCGCCTTGTCCGGCTGCCGGAGGTGAAGGATCGTACCGGGCTGTCGCGCACGTCGATCTACCGGAAGATGGAAGCTGGCGAGTTTCCGCTAGCGATTAAGCTCAGCACCAACGCAGTGGCCTGGCGGGAGACCGAACTAGAGAGGTGGATCGCAGCGCCGATGGAGTGGCAAGATGCGGCGTAGTGTAGGCCGCTCATGCTGCTAGGACGAACTGTGAAATATACGTAGTTCAAACAGCCAGTCTTTACATGCGCTCAAGCCGCTAATTTGTGGCGCTAGCAGCTAGCGCACTATGGGGTCTAATACGGATCCAGCAGCCGTTCCGTACAACCGACCATACAGTGCGGTCGCTTGACCTTCTGTTAAACTGGCGATGCAGTCAGCCGCGAAACGCGGTATTGAAAATTTTGCCTCGTCCCATAGATACGAGAGCCTCACAGGCAAGAAGCCCGGGCGTCCTTTTTCTCGCACAGCTCCTTCAGAAATAGCGCTGTAGAGACCTTGAATGATTCGTTGTTGCCCATGCTGCTGAGCAAGAAGTGTAGGGCTTGTGATTACATAATCTCTGGTAATTTGCTTTAGAATATAAATTTCAGCTTCTTCTTCTTCACCCCGTATTACGGGCTGACCTGCCATATCTGGATTGAGCCTGGTAGCCTGCACATATCGCCCGATCAGCGTGGATGTAAGAGCGCGCAACGCAACCCGATGGTAGCGAGATCCGTCATACGGCTCTTCGATGATAACTTCCCAGCCTGCGAAATAGCCGGCAAGCCGCGCTACTGCATCCTCAAGTCTTTGCTTCGCATCGCTTGGCGCGCCAAACCACGCTTTTTGGGCCTTTCGGACGAGTTCCGACGAATGAGTTGTATGAAATATCAGATGCCATGGTATCACCCCGGCGCGATGGAAATCCTCAAGGTCATGAACGGAATAGGCTATATCGTCAGCCCAATCCATGAGCGCAGCTTCCGCCGTCTGTCGATCATCATGCTCGTGATACTTGCGCGCGAATAGGAAAGCGTCTTTATCGCTCTCATAGCACGACCACTTTTTTGACCGCTTGGGGTCGTCAAGGTCACGAAGCCAAGGGTACTTTAGAATCGCCGCAAGGGTTGCGCGCGTCAGGTCAAAGCCGGGATCCTGGTCAAACCGAACACCTATCCGTGTGGCAATCCTAAAAGACTGCGCATTGCCCTCGAAACCATCAAAGTCGCCCGCGGCTTCGACCAGCCGGTTGAGCGTATGCTCGCCGATGTGCCCAAAAGGAGGGTGTCCTAGATCGTGAGCAAGACAAGCCGCTTCAACTACCTCTGGATGAATTCCCCAATTACGAGCAAGACGCGGCGTTTGCTTGCCAACAAACTCAGCAAGACGACGGCCGACCTGCGCAACCTTAAGCGTATGCTGCTGCCGTGTATGAAAGTACTCTGCCTCCCCAGCGCGCACAACCTGAGTTATGCCAGCTAAGCGATGGAAGGCAGATGAGTAAAGTACACGATCCCTATCGCGTCCAAACGAGGCCCTTTGGTCTGCCCCTGCGGCATTGTGGCTACGCTCTCTACGTGCCTTCAAATCCCAGCCCAAAGTGCCCCCGTCGCCTGATGTTAGGCAGCCTGCAGCTGCTTAGCCCTCACGCTCAACAACATGCCGCGGCCGAGTTCGATCTTCCCTCGATCAAGACATCGCTGGATGGCGCGTTGTGCGTCTCTACTAGGGTGCTGCTGTTTTACAAGCGCGTCAACCAAATCACGCGCTGACACTGCTCCTAAATCCGCAAGAACGGCGAGCACCTCGTCGTCGGTTGGGATTTCGTGCATATGGGTCATGTTACATACCCTCCATTCTGTTACAGCATCGGTACAACGTGATTTTACGCCCAGAAACGTGCTATACACGCTGGACGTAAATGCCGTGTTACCGGTTTGGACAACGCTTCAGTGGGAGCCTTTTTCCGCTTTGACCGGAAATAACTTCCAAAAACGTGATGATGCGTGTTGACCCCGCCGTCAACAAATTTTGCGTTTCTGACTTCGAAACGCTGCTCTCAAGGCCATGGGGATGGGCTCTGGACCGAGCCCTTACGCAATCGAGCTGTAATGAAACAGATCCATGGGCGCGGGGCGGGCGGTCTCCTAACACCAGCGCTCAGCGGTTACACATAGAACAGTGCGGGGTACGGATGAAGCGAGAATGATTGCAACGCCTCAGCCCTAGGCCACCGAGTGCCTTCTCGTAGAAAGCAGATCCGCCCACTCCTGCGCGATCTCCCGCCGCCTCGGCATATAGGCAGCCCGGTTATACGCCATCTCCGAACCCGACTCCCCCTTAGGCCGGTGCGCTAACATAGCGTCGATGATGGCACGATCATCCGGTCGGCGCTGCTCGACCGCGCGCTCATTCATGATGGTGGAGAAGGTCGACCGCCAGCCGTGCGGTACGTGCCGGCCGCTGTAGCCGTTTCGCGAGTACATATATCCCAGTGTGTTCTCGCTCATCGGCTGACGCGTCGAGCGGACGCTGTGAAAGACATAGGGGAAGCGCCCCGTCAGCCGTCGGGCCTCGTGCAGCACCTCGACAGCCTGCCAGGATAGCGGCACGACGTGCTCGAACGCCTCATCCGCCTTGTTCTCCATCGCCAGCTTCATCCGCGCCGCAGGGATGCGCCAAAGGGCCTCTGGTGCCGGCGCATCCGGGTCTGACCAGTCGATTCCCTCGAATTCCTTCCAGGGCACCGCACGCAGGATGCCAGGCCGGACAGCCGTCAGGGCCAGCAGCTTCGACGCGAGCTTGGTCATCGGACCCGAGGTGGACGCCTCAATGTCGGCGAGCAGCTGGCGAGCTGCGGCGAGGTCCTTCAGCGCCGGCTGCTTGCCGCCCGTCGGTGTCGGCTTCAACGCCTTCTTGATCCCGACGGACGGATCGCCGGTGACGAGCCCTTCGGCCATCCCGTAGCCAAACACCCCTGACACGTGCTGGCGGAGGCGCTTGGCGGTGTCGATCGCGCCACGAGCCTCGACCTTGCGGAGCATCCGCAGGATCATCGGCCCATCTACGTCCAGGAGCGGCAGAGAGCCGATCTCAGGGAAGATATCGCGCTCGAGGGCCTGGATGACCTTCTTGCGCTGCACAGGCGACCAGCGGGGGCATTGAGCCTCGTACCAGCGCCTCGCCACGACCTCGAAGGTCGCGCCAGCCGATGCATGCGCCCGCATGGCGCGCTTCCGCTTCTCGATCGAGGGATCCTGGTTGTTGCGGAGCTCGGCGCGAGCTTCATCCCGCCGCTCGCGCGCCTCCTTCAGCGACACCTCAGGGTACCCGCCGAACGTCAACACCTTCTCCTTGGCGCCGAATCGGTATTTGAAGCGCCAGGATTTGAAGCCTTTGGTGGTGACGAAGAGGTACAAACCGCCTCCGTCAGCCAGTTTGTAGTCCTTCTCAGCGGCTGCGGCTTTGCGCGCCTGCATGTCGGTTAGTGCCAC